TTAAGTTACCCCCTGAAATGTAATTATTCGACGGAAACCAAAATAATATTTCGTTTTCCGTGTTGCAATGCGATTATAACAAATAAAACAAGTAAAAACTCAATGATTTTTGAAGATTTACAATAGGTTTGTTAAAAGTTGACAAGCCTATTGCCCGATAAAAGCAAAAACCCCGTAATTTATAGGTTTGTCAATGCGACAAGCCTATTTTTATTTTTAAGGAGGTATCCACAATGACGGAAAGCACGAACAACGCAAAAGCATTACAAAAGCGCGTCGGTTTAACGGTATTCGTTACCGAAGAAATGCGCGACAAACTATTGTGTATCGCAAATGCGGAAGATTTATCAATGTCGGACGTCTTACGCCGTGCGATTAAAGAGTACACCGACAAAGTAAGCGAATAGTCAAAGGAGGCACAAAATGAACAACCAAACCACGGAAACATTAAACAAAATAAAGGCAAAGCAAAAACTCGGACTCCCTTTAACACGTTACGAAAACGCAATGATAATTCTTTACGGGGAAACGGCAACCCCCGCAAGCGCGGAAGAACACACCGAGGAAACGGAAAAACAACGCAAGGAGCGTTTCGTCGAAAAACACCTTAAACCGCTTATCGTCGCAATGGGGCTTGATATTATCAATGTCATATATCGCACCGACGGCGAACATAACGAAATCGTAACGCTATTTTATGAAAGCGGCTATACGGTAGTTAAAGACGTTACGGCGGACTCATTACTCGCGCTTGTGCGCGACGTAATCAAAGGACTTTGAGGACGCCGTATATGAAAAGTATTATAACAAAACTTATTATCTATAAAAAAGACCCGCGTTTTTATTATTGCCCCTCGCCCTATTATTACGAGGGATATTATGTCGGCGGCGGACAATTTTACGGTTATAGCGGTATAACCGAAACGCAAGCACAAGAAAAAGAAATCGAAAATACATTTATCGGCGACGACGCAATGCGCGAATTTTGGGCGATTAAGTTTAACAACTTGCAAGAGCAAGATCGAAAACTCATTTTGTCGGCGTTCCCCGATATTGAAAGCAAAGACAAAATGACGCTTAAAGACCCGCAAGAACTTTACGCAATAGCGTTTCGCAAAGTGTTACGCCGTTTTGCGGTTGTTTGCCCGCGGTGCGGTGGTTGCGGCAATTATTCAACCGCGGTTGCCTATACAAGGGTTGACGACGGAATTTGCCACAAATGCAACGGACGCGGAAAAGTTTTACCGCGTTTAACCGTGAAAAAACTCGAAGAAATTAAAAACTATTTCAAATCGGAGGCGAAAAAATGATACTTAACGTTGTTTTGTTTTTACTTATTGTTGTTTTAACGGTGGCGGTTGCCTTGTGGTTTACGATTGATTACAAGCGCGCAAAAGCGGGCAAAAAGTCATTTCTATGGGAACGCAAAAGCAACACCCACCCCGACCGCGATACGCAAACGAAAGATTAAGGAGGCGGCGGACAATGGCGGAAATTAAAATTACAAAATGCAAAAGTTGCGGCGCGTCCATAACGTGGATAAAAACGAAAAACGGGCGCGTAATGCCTTGCGACGTTCCCGCGGTGGATTATCAAGAGAATTACAAAGGAACGGACACCGTCGTTACGGACGACGGACGCGTATTGCGCGTAATGATATTCAAAAACCCGTCGCCGTCGGGCTTGCAACCTATAATCGACGGCAAAGGTTATATATCGCATTTCGCGACTTGCCCGTATGCAAACAAGTATCGGAGGCGCGACAATGATTAACGACGCTATGTTTTCAAGCAATACGAACGAATGGGCAACCCCGCAAGCCTTTTTCGACGAACTCAACAAAGAATTTGATTTCACGCTCGATCCGTGCGCAACGCCGCAAAACGCAAAATGCGCCCGCTACTTTACAAAGGAAATTGACGGACTCGCGCAAAGTTGGCGCGGCGAAGTTGTCTTTTGTAATCCGCCGTACGGTCGGGATATTGCAAAGTGGGTCGCAAAGGCTTTTGCCGAAACCCTATCGGGGGGGGCAAAACTTGTTGTTTTGCTTATACCCGCCCGAACGGATACGGCGTACTTCCACGACTATATATACAAAAAGCACGAAATACGTTTCGTCCGCGGACGCTTACACTTCAACGAAAGCAAATGCGGCGCGCCGTTTCCGTCAATGGTTGTCGTAATGCGAGGTTGCAATGACGATTGACCGAAACCGTATCTACAATATGGATTGCCTCGACGGTATCCGCGATATGCTACGGGGGGGGGTGCGCGTTGATTGCGTGATTACCGACCCGCCCTACCTTATCAACTACCAAACCCACCGACGACAAGACAAAGATCATAAGTTTTGCAAGGCTATACAAAACGACGACAACCCGCAACTCATAATCGACCTTGTACCGCTATTGTACGACGTAATGAAAGACAATACCCCGCTTTATATGTTTTGCGGGAGTGATAAAGTCGATTTTTTCAAACAAGAAGTCGAAAAGTGCTTTACCGTCAAAAACCTTATTGTATGGGATAAAGGAAATCACACCGCGGGCGATCTTGGCGCGCAATACGGCAAACGTTACGAGTTTATCATTTATGCAAACAAAGGACGCGCCCCGTTTCAACCCGATATGCCGCGGTTGGAGGATATATGGCACTTTCCAAAGGTGGCGGGGAAAGAACAAATACACCAAAACCAAAAACCGACAAATCTTTTGTCGCAAATTATCAATCAACACACCAAAGAAGGCGATTTGATACTCGACCCGTTCGCGGGTAGTTGCTCGACGGCGGTTGCCGCCTATCGCCTAAAACGCGATTATATCGGCTTTGAAATTGATCCCGTCGAATACGCGGCGGGTACAAAATGGCTCGACGCCGTACGGTCGCAAATGTCAATATTTGATTTTATGTAAAGGAGCAAAAGCAATATGGAAACAAAAATGTTTTACGACGCCCCGCGATCAATATCTATCGGCGATATTTTCTACGTTATAGACACGCGCGAAAGAAACGACTTCTCGTCGCCTTGCCGTGTATGCAATGACGAGAAAAAACTAACGGTAAACGGGATAACTTTTGATTGCCCCGTTTGCGGCGGCTATCGCCCCCGCGAAACGGTCGTCAGCGTGCAACATTTTACCGTTGCAACGGTTAAAGTGTACGTTATCAAACAAGAAGTATCTACGGATTATTGGACGATACAAAACTATCGTGATTTACATTTTCGAGTATTTCGCAAACGCGGACACGGATACAACGGCGACGGCAATAATTTTACTCGCGATTTTACGTCGAACAACATAAAAAACGACCTAAACGTACTCCCCGACGAAAAGTTTTTGCAAATATATTCGCAAGACGGATATTTTGCCCGTAATTGCGAGCGTTTTATTTTTGACGATTATAAACTTGCTTGTCGGGCGGCGGAAATCCTAAACGAAAGCGAACTCGCAAGACTCAACAAATACAACGCCGAACACGGCACGTCGTTTGTGCCGATATGGGATAAAACAAACGATCCGAAGAATTAACGGGCGGCGGTTATGACGAAAACAAACAAAGAAAGTAAATATATCGTCGCCTGTCAAAATTGTATGTTGCCCGTAAGTAAATGCAAGGGCGATTGCACGCGAAAACAAATCTTAAAAAATGCCGCAAATGCGGACAAAACGGAGGTTAAAAATGGAAAACACAAAGCACCTTAACGGTTATATCGAAGAAAAAGACGACACGTTTTACCCGACTTGTCGTTTTTGCGGCAAACAAACATTGCCCGACGCGCCGTATTTAAGTCAAGACGAGGCAAACGAGGCGGCAACGATACGTTGCGATTGTTTCGAGGCACGGGAATATCAAGAAAAATTACGCAAAGAAAAGGAACGCGCCGACAATATCATAAAACTTCGTCAAAGACTCGACGATTTTTCGGAATATAGCGCGTCGCGCGGGGTTGAACTCACGGGCGAGTTGCACGACTTATTGTTAAACGTCGGTATTGCAATTATCGACGGTCAAATACTGAAGGCAAATATCAATGTCGGACGTATCAAAGTAAGTATATCGAGCAACTCGAAAAGTGTACTTACAATTTGCTTTACCTATTCCGACGGCGCAAAGTTGGAGGTTTAAGAATGAAAGACAAAACGCCGAAAATAATTGCCGTCGATTTTGACGGCACGTTGTGTACGAACGCATACCCCGAAATCGGCGAGCCGATCCCCTATTCATTATTATATGTTACGCGCGCGAAGGCGGCGGGTCATATTATCACGTTGCACACTTGCCGACAAGGCAAATCCCTTGACGACGCGATCGCTTGGTGTAAAGCCCGCGGAATAACGTTTGATTACATAAACGAAAACGTACCCGCAAACATAAAGCGTTTCGGCGGCGATACGCGAAAGATATACGCCGACGTATATTTCGACGCAAACTCGTTAAACCCGCTCCGTACTTTCGGTATCGGCGATAACGACGAAAACGCCGAGTTATTCGACCGTGCGGAAGAATTGACCGAAAAGGCATTATGCAACGTTGCTTGCCTTTGTCCGCAATGGAAGGCGGCGGGTATGTGTTGCGAGTGCGACGTCTTTTATTCGTTACGCGACTACCACGCCGAACAACTCGCAAACAATAAGGAAAAATAAACCTATCCGAGGGCGGCGTTTTCACAACATAAAAACGCGGTTACTCCTTACGCGTCGGGGATTGCCGCCTTTCCCCTTTTTATCGGAGGTACAAAATGTCAAGATATAAAAAAATAATGTTACAACGCGGCGTAATGCAAAAGGACGTTTTAGCGGACGTAAGAAAGGTTGAACCGCGCGTCGATAACCCGTTGTTGAGTAAGTTTGTAAACGACGTTTGTTTACCGTCGCCGCGCACGCTCGAAAGTATTTGCAAATCGCTTTCGTGCGCCCCGCTCGATATTTACGACCCGCGCGAAATAGAACTTGCGCCCCGTTCCGACTCCGACGTCGAAAAAGCCGCCACAACGGGCGGACAATCCACCACCGCGGGAGCGGTCAAGAAACGCGCCCGTCGGCGTGATAAAAACTTATATAACCTTACCGTCGAAATACCGCGCGACGTCGCCGAGCGTGTATTTGCGCCCGCCGCGTTACGCAAATTAGGATATTTGAGCAAATCGGACTTTGTCCGTCAAGCGGTGGCGGCTCTCGACGCGAAATTATCCACAATAGAAAGCAAAGAAAAAACCGCCGACGCGGGAACGTCGGACGGCGAATAACAACCGTTGCGAAATTGCAACAATATTTAGACAAAGGATCGGGCGGCGAAATTGGCACTTCCGACCGCCCGCAAGGTTTGACAAAATCTCGTCAACCAAACCGATATTATTATACCATATCGGAGGTATTATGTCAACACTTTGCACGGCTTGTACGGTGCTGTTAGCGTCCTCGTAATGAAGTATTATCTTATCGACGAGAAAATACTCGGTAATTAAGTTTTGTGTTTTATTCCCTTTCGCCTTAACCGTAAAAAACCACGGCGGCAAGCAAAGTCAAGCGCGGCGAATTTTCGCAAGAAAATTTTTTGCGCAAGCAAAACGATTGACTTTATAGGCTTGACGTTGTGGTACGGTCAAAGGCAAGCGAAAGGGATAAACGCAAAACGTATTACGAGGAACACCCGAAAGCACCGCCCCGTATTTTTCAAAGAGAACAACGAACAAAGCGAATTTCCGCCCCGTGTTGTATTCCTTTGAGCCTTGCGGGGTTGCAAGGGGCAAGACCCCTTGCGTCCTTTGTCTTTTTCTTTACGATTATAACGGAGGCACTATGGCAAGGCACTACACTCTACCGCCCACCGAATACGACTACGACGAAATATTTAATCAACAAGAAGAAAACGAGGCACAACTACAATTACTCAACGACCCGCATATCGTCAAATATCGGACAAAGACAATCAAAAGCGGCAATTTCCTTGAAGTCGAGGTTTATCCGATTTGGGATACCCGCTCGGCAACGGCACGGGCGCGTCGAACGAAAGAAAGCCGCGAGGCGCAAAAACGACTCAATTACAAGAACGCAACGAAAAACGTTATACGCCTTATAAACGCAAACTTTACCGACTCGGATTTTTGGGGAACGTTTACATACGAAAGCCGCAAACTTCCGAAATCGCTACCCGACGCGCAAAAAGAAATGTCAAAGTTTATTCGACGCTTAAAGTATTACGCCGAAAAACACGACTTCCCGCCGCTAAAATACATTTACGTTACGGAATTTGAAAACGACGAAGAAAAAGGCAAACACCGCGTACACCACCACGTCGTAACAAACTTCCCCGATCGCGACGTAATGGAGGATTTGTGGCGAAACGGCGGTCGAAACAATACGCGTCGTCTTGTGGCGGACGATAGCGGGTACGAAGGTTTGGCACGGTACATAATGAAAGACCCGAAAGGCGCAAAACGGTATGTTGCGTCAAAGAACTTGAAAAAACCGCAAATCACGGTTGCCGATTGCAAATTCACTCGCCGCAAGGTCAATCGCCTTTATCGAGAAACGGCAAACCGTAAAGCCGTCTTTGAAAACCTTTACAAGGGCTATCAAATGACGCAATTTTACGGCAAAACGAGCGAGTATGTTTCGGGCGCGTATTTGTACGTCAAAATGAAAAAACGAAATTGAAACGGAGGTACAACGTGAAATATATCGGCAGTAAAGCGAAATTTGCCGACGAAATCGTCGCAATATTGCAAGGCTACATATCCGAATACAAAATCAAACAATACGTCGAGCCGTTCGCGGGCGGTTTTAACGTTATTGACAAAGTGCAATGCGAATACCGACTCGGCAACGATATTGACCCGCTCGTTTGCGATTTAATCGAAACTTGCCGTGATAATCCCGCGTTGCTTGACTCATTGCATACGCCGACCCGCGAGGAATATTACGACGTACGCGACAACAAGGGAAATTATGCGGCGTGGTATCGTGCGGCGGTGCTTTTATTCGCCTCGTATAATTCCCGTGTTTACGGCGGTTGTTACGGCGCGACGGCGCAAACAAAAGACGGCAAAACGCGTAACTATTTCGAGGAAAGTAAACAAAACTTTCAACGTCAATTACCCGCGCTCCGAAATATCCTTGTCGGTAATGCCGATTATCGCGATTTACGTTTCCCTACGCGGGAGCGGGTTTTGATTTATTGCGACCCGCCGTATTCAACGGGCGTCGGCTATGGCGGCGAAAAATTCGACACGGCGGAGTTTTGGGATTGGTGCAGACTTCAGACAGCCGCGGGGCATATTGTGATTATCAGCGAATACACCGCTCCCGACGATTTCGTTTGTATTTGGGAACACAAAACAAAAACACACTTAAACAACCGCGCAAAAATTGACCGCACCGAAAAATTATTCATACAAGGAGGCTTGAAATGCCGAAAATACACGATTTGAAAATCTTACCCACCTATTTTGACGACGTCGCGAAAGATCGAAAGACGTTTGAACTCCGTTTTGACGACCGCGGTTATTTTGAGGGCGATTTGCTATTGCTCCGCGAATGGGAAAACGGCACATATACGGGGCGTCGCGTGGTGGTTAAAGTAACGTACATTTTGAAAGGCTTTGACGGCTTAAAAGACGGTTGGGTTATTTTAAGTATCAAACGAGTTAAAGGAGGCTTGAAATGAAAAAGATAATTTCCGCGATATACGTTATCGGTTGCTTATTATGCACCGTTTGCACTCCACTTTCGGCGATTTTTATTATTTGCAAATTATGCGCGGCGACGTCGCTTTCGTGGATTGCTTGTTGTATTCCGCTTTTAATCGCGTTAGCGGTTTTACCCTTGCTTATAATTACAAAAGCGATTATCAACGCGAGCGAAAAATAGGAGGAAAAAATGCCGAAACAAAACAAAAATAACGACATTTCGGGAGCGGTTACGGTAAAGCCGAAAAAATCGCCCCCGAAAAAGACAAAGAAAACCACTACAAAAACGCCCGAAAAGAAGAAACGCGGCGCGCCGTCGCAATACGCAAATAAGGTAAAACCTTATTTAGCCGATATTGAGCGTTATGTACGGTGCGGCGTAACCGAGGGCGATATTTGCGAATATTACGGCGTCGGCAAAACACAATGGGCGCAATATAAGCGCGATAATCCCGAATTAACCGAAACACTATTACGCGCGAAGGAACAATGCAAAGAAGATTTGCTCGACAATGCGTATCGCGTCGCTATGGGCTACGAATACACCGAAGAAACAACGGAAGAAATAAAAAACCTTGACGGTACGGTTATCGGACACAAAACACGCCGATATAAACGCTATGCAAAGCCCGACGCGGGAATGTTGCAATTTTTGTTGATAAACCGCTACTCGTCGGAATTTGCCCGCGATCCGCAAGCAATCGAATTACGCAAAAAGGCGTTGGAACTTGCGGAACAAGGTAAAATGCCGCCCGACGGTTGGGAGGGTGTATAAAATGCCGCTCGACCCTATACACGCGTTTTATTGCCGTAAAGACTACTTGTCGCTCGCGCAGTCTTGCAAGGTTAAAAGCGGCGGTATTTGCGCCCGTTGCGGCGGCGTATTCGATTTGAACGAACTACGACCGCACCATAAAATCGAATTGACGCTCGACAATATCGACGATACAAATATCACGCTTAACCCCGATAATATCGAAGTGCTTTGCCACGCTTGCCACAACGCAGTACACTCGCGTTTCGGTAATGCTATCGGCGCAAAGCGCGTTTACCTTGTGTACGGATCGCCGTATGCGGGCAAGACAACTTACGTTGCGTCGGTTGCAACGCGTAACGATATTGTCGTTGACCTTGAACGCATACACGCCGCGATATGTGTATGCGGACAATACGACAAACCCGACGCAACAAAACGCATTGCGTTTAATATCCGCGATTACCTACTCGACGAAATACGGACGGCGACACCGCGCCGCAAATGGCAAGACGCTTACATTATCGGCAGTTATCCCGACCGTATCGACCGCGATAATTTCGTCCGCGAATACAACGCCGAACTCGTACACATAGACACGCCGCAAGACGCTTGCGTTAAGCGTGCGTACGAAGATATAAAGCGGGTAGCGGCACGCGACGCCGTCGTCGGTTGGATTGCCGATTATTGGCGACGTTACAACGAATAGAAAATATTTTTTGATCCCCCCTATGCCCTCGCGATTTCGGAAACGCTAAAAGACTCCCAGCCGCGGGCATTTAGCACACACACCGAGTTTTTGACTTTTTCTCGAAAAAGTTTTGAAAAGATAAACGGAGGACGCAATGAAAAGCGACCAAAACAAAAAAGAAACAATCGCAAATGCGGAATATGACCGACTCGTCAAACTTTTTACCGACGCGGGCGTCGATAAAATCAAAGTCGAAATCTATTCCGAACTTATCCGCAAGGTGGCGGAGGTTTTTGCTTGCCTTGAAGTGATAAAAGATTTGCCGTCGATTTTGTACGACAAAAACAATCCCACCGTACAACGCGAAACGGCGGCGGGAAAAATGCGAGTCAAGTATATGGCGCAATATACTTCGGCAATGCAAAAGTTAAACAAAGATTTGCTCGGCGGGCTAAATGGCGACGACTTATCCGATTACGAATAATCTTTCGGCGGCGGACAATTTCGCCGAGTGGACGCTTGCAAACCCCGATATTGCGCCTATCGAAGGTTGGCAATGTTTACGCGACGATATAGACGGCAAGCATAGTTTTTTGATTGAGTATTACAAACGTTGTCGGTCGGGCGAAATCACGATCGGACGCGAACTCAAAACGACGCTTGAAAGTTTAATACAAGATATTTTCTACCGTTCCGACGTTTACCGTTTTACGTTGGACGCGGCTCATAAACGGATAAACTTTATCGAAAAGGAAGTCAAACACTTTGAAAGCCCGTTTGCGGGCAAACCGTTTATTTTGACGCTATGTCAAAAAGCGATTGCCGAGGCGATATTCGGGTTTTACATATTCGATACGGAACTATTGGGCGGCGGTCGTTGGGTACGACGTTTCAAAGAGGTGTTGCTTTTGATAGCGCGTAAAAACGGCAAAACCCCATTTACGGCGGCATTGACTCTTGCCGAATGGTTTTGCGGCGAGGCGGGTCAAAAAGTAATGTGCGCGTCGAACGACTACGATCAAGCGGGTTTAATCTTTGATTGTATAAACGCGTTTCGCGAAGAGTCGCACGCCGTATCGCGGGTTACGCGAAAGAATATCAAAGGTATATTTTTCGGTAATCCGAAACAGCGCAAAAAGACGGGCAAGTTTTCGGCGCAAAATAAAGGCGCAATCAAAAAAATGTCGGCAAAATCGGGTGCAAAGGAAGGTCGAAACCTAAAAATCGTTATCGTTGACGAAGTCCACGAAATGAAAGACGGGTCAACCATTATGCCCCTCCGCTCGTCGCTTACCACGCAAGACGAGCCGTTGTTTTTTGAAATCACAACTGAAGGTATCGTTCGCGACGGATACCTCGACGAAAGATTGATTGACGCCCGCAAAGTGCTTAAAGGCGAAGAGGACGCGCCTCGTTGGCTTATATGGCTTTACACGCAAGACAGCGAGGCGGAAGTTTGGAACGACGAGAACAGTTGGCAAAAATCAAATCCGATGATCGGTGTCGTAAAGAAGAAATCAGATTTACGCGACCTTGTCGATAAAGCACGCAAAAGCGGCGCGCAACGCGCTTTCACGTTGGCGAAAGAGTTTAATATCAAACAACTTTCGTCGAACGCGTGGCTCGAAGAAAAATATATCGTTTGCGACGCAACGTTTGATTTATCCGACTTTCAAAATTGTTGGTGTATCGGTGGCGTTGACCTTGCGGAAACAAACGATCTTTGCGCTTGTACCCTTTTGTTTATGCGACCGAATGACCCCGTAAAATACTTGCACACAATGTACTTTGTTACCGAGGTAAAAGCGGGCGACGGACAATCGACCGACAGTCCGACAAATCCCGAAAAAAAAGATTATCGACAATGGGCGTCGGAAGGCTTATGTCGGATTGTTTCCGATAACGTTATTGACGACGTCGTCGTCGCCGAGTATCTTTGGGAAATCTACCAAAAGTACGGCATACGACCGTACGTCGTCGGTTACGACGAATGGCACGCAAAAGAATTTGCAAAAACTACGGCAAAACACTTCGGCGCAAACGTTCCCGTCAAAATCCGAATGACGCCCGAAACGCTTAACGTTCCGACGCGCAACGTCGAAGAAGATTTGCGGGCGCGGCTTATAAACTACCAAAACAACGCAATTTGCCGTTGGAACTTCCGAAACGCCGCAATCAAATACGACAATCGCGGTTTTGTAATGCCGACAAAGATTGTCGGATATATCGGAAACAAAATCGACGGCACAATGTCAAAAGTTATAGCGTACGCCGCGTTGCGAACGTGTAAAACCGCCTTTATGGCAAAAATCGGAGGTTGATAATGGACGATAAAAAAAACACTCAAAAGCAAAACCCCGTCTTTATGCGCGAAGTCCGTTGCCCCGTACATAACCTTTTAATCGGTCGTTACGACGCCCGCGACGGTTTAATCAACGCGACGTTTTATTGCCCGAAATGCGGGCGCGAGTACACTTTCACGATAAAACGCGAGCAAAATTTCGCCACATATCGCAAAAAGTCTTGACTTCGTACCGAGAATTGAGTAAAATAGAAGTAACTAAATAGGCATATCCGCCGCTTTTCGCGGCGCGTACCCTAACTTTTTAATCAAAAGTCAAGTGGGTCGATATGAGTTTTTGAGTACAAACAACAACCGTTTGTGCTTATTAACCGTATCGACCCACTTTTTTTATTTCGTCAAAGGAGGCGGCGGACGTTGGGAACGCTTAAAAACGCAATACAAAGTTTGCTCGGTTGGGATCGAGAAAGCAATTATAACCGCATAATCAACGCAAATTCCGTTGTGTTTTCCTCTTTCGGGAAAGATATTACGGCGTCGGATATAGTCAAAACGGCAGTCCACCGCGTCGCCGAGGAAGTATCGAAATGCAACTTGAAATCGGTAACCGAGGCACAAAACCCGCGTCGTATCATTGTTGCCGACGACGATATAAACGCGGTGTTTGCGGGGCGCGTAAACCCGCTTTGCGGGCTTAAAGATTTTTTGTACAAAGTTGCATACATTACGCTCTTAAACCGAAATTGTTTTATCTATTGGGCGTATGACGAAGTACAAATCGAGGGGCGCGACACCGTACGCCGCGTAACACGCGGCTTTTACCCTATCGAAACCGCGTCAATCAAGTTGTATTACGCCGACGGCGAAATGCGCGCGGAATTGACGGGCAAAAACGGTATCGTGCTTGATTTGCCGTATAGCGACTTGATACACATTAGACTCGGCTACGGCGCAAATCAATATCTCGGCGGCGACGCAAACGGGCGCGCGGACTTTCGCGCAATGCTCGGCAACTTGCAAACGTTAAGCGTAATAAAAGAGTCAATACCGAAAGCGTTAGAGTCGTCTTTATCGCTTAAAGGCGTTTTGTCAATGAAAACGGTTGCCGACGCGGACAAACGCACCATAACCCGCGAGGAATTTGAAAAACACCTTTTCGACAGCAAATACGGCATTGTTGCAACCGACTACGAGTCGGAATTTCAGCCGATAAACATTTCGGCGACGGATATACCGTCGAACACGTTATCGTTTATACGCGACGAAATATTGTCGTTTTTCGGCGTTTCGTTGCCGATATATCTCGGCAAATACACCGACGACGAATACACCGCGTTTTATCAAACGGCGGTCGAAGGCTTGTTGTTGCAAATTGCCGAGGCTTTCAAGATAACGTTGTTTACCCCGCGTCAACTTGCATACGGACGCACGATAAAGTATTACGACAAAATCGTACAATCGTTATCGTTTGCTCGCCGTCAAGAAATCGCGGAAATGACCAAAGACGACGCGTTGTTATCACGCGACGAACGCCGCGAGTTGTTGGGCTATGACCCCGACGGCGAACCGACGCGCGTTTCGCTTAACTATATCGACGTATCAATCGCAAATCAATATCAATTAACGTCTTTGTCGCAAGGCAAAAAACCGACGGCAAAGCCGAACGACTCAAACAAGGAGGACAAAGAATAATGCCCGAAATACCTAAAATCGACAAAGGTTTGATTATTCGCCGTTTTGCTCGTGATATGCAATCCCCGACAGTCGAACCGACAAAAGGAATTATCGAAGGTTACCCTATCGTTTTTAACGAGCGTACGGCAATCGGCGATTACTTTTTCGAGGAAATCGACCCGCACGCGCTCGACGAGGCGGATTTATCGGACGTCAAATTTATGGTAAACCACAATGACGGTATGATACCGCTTGCGCGGCATAGACGCGGTAAACGTTCGACAATGGATATTGCAATCGACGATCGCGGTATGCGCATACAAACGACGCTTGACGTCGAAAACAACTCCACCGCCCGCGAACTTTGCTCGGCGGTACAACGCGGCGATATTGAAGATATGTCGTTTGCGTTTGGGATAATGGTATCGGGCGAAGATTGGCGCGACCTTGACAAAGATATGCCGACTCGCCGCATAACAAAAATATCAAAGGTTTGCGAGGTATCAGCCGTAAACGACGGCGCATATCCGCAAACTTCGATAAATGCTCGCTCCCTCGCCTCGTTGGATAACGACAAAATCGCGTTGGATAACGCGAAGGCGGCGGCGTTGGATAATGAACAAAGGCGACGCGACGCCGACTCGCAAGCGGCGTTTAATCTTGCGAAAGAAAAATTTTTATTCTTGGAGGCAAGAAAACATTATGACCATTAAAGAACTTATCGAAAGACGCGCCGCACTTTTGGCGGAACTCGCAAAACCCGAAACCACCGCAGAACGTTTCGCGGAAATTCGCTCCGAAGTCGAAAAACTCGACTACACTATCGAACGCGCAAAGAAAGACGCCGACGACGCAAAACGCGAAGAAGAACTCCGCGCGGCTCGTAAGCCTAACGGCGGCGCACCAGCCCCCGCAAACGGCGTTGTATTCAAATCGGGCAACCCCACGGAAGAAGAAAGACGCGCCGCGGAAAAAGAAGAAATCGAAAAGCGCGCAAACGCCCTTAAAGCGGGCAATAAAGCGACGTTTGAACTCCGCGCCGTTTCCACTACAAAAGTAGCAATGACCGACCTTGCAAGCGGCGAAATCAACCCCGCGTTTGAACAAGTCGGAACGCTCGACAAACTCGTTAAAATCGTACCATTGCAAGGCGCGGGAGCGGAAAGTTACAAAGCCCCGTTCCTTAAAACGATCGGCGAAGGCGGCATAACCGCGGAAGGTGCGGCTTACACCACCGCCGAACCGACCTTTGATTACGCAACGATCAACAAAATCAAGATCACCGCATACGCCGAGGTCAACGAAGAAGTCGAAAAATTGCCGCCCGCACGCTATACCGCCGAAGTTGAAAAAGCAATCGAGGGCGCGTGGCGCAAGAAACTTATTTCGCAAATCCTTAACGGTAGCGGCAACGCCGAACTCGTCGGCATTATCAACGCCCCGACAACTATTATCGACGCGGATCAGCGCAAGACTATTGCGACTATCGACGAAAATACGCTCGATAATATTATTTTCGACTACGGCGGCGACGAGGACGTCGAGGGCGACGCAACGTTGATACTCAACAAGTTGACGCTCAAAGAATTTGCAAAAGTCAAAGGCTCGGACAAAAAGCGCGCTTACGAAATCGTCGTCCGCGGAAATTCGGGAACGATCAACGGTATTCCGTTTGTATGCACGAGCAAACTCGCGGCGTTCGCAAACGTAACCGCGGGCGATCCGTATATGCTTTACGGCAAACTTAAAGCATACGAACTCGCGTACTTTACCGACCTTGACGTCGAGAAATCCACCGACTACAAATTCAAAGAAGGCGTAATCGCTTTCAAAGTATGCGGTTTTGTCGGCGGCTCTCCCGCCGTGTACAACGGCTTTATGTCCGTACAAAAAGCCGCAAAAACTAACGTCGACGGTTAAAATTCGCTTGATTTTTCGTGCGGGTCGGGCGCATAGCCGATACGCAACGGTAAACGTTTAGGAGGTCAACAATGCAAGAAGTTGATAAAATTCTCTATAAAATGGGCTACTATGACGCAGACCCGCACAAAAAACAAGAAGTGCAAGACTCTATCGACGCGGCGGAGGAATTTATGCGCGCAAGCGGTGTTCCCGCGGAACTTATAACAAGCAAACGCGCGTATGCCGTCAAGGCTATTTACGCCGACGCAGTCGATAAAGGCACGCCCGACGAAATCGTAAAAAAAGACGGTATGATCGTTGCGTTGATTTCGCAAATGCGGAGGTAGTATGGCGCAAACGGTAAAAGAAAAAAGAACTCTTGTACGTTTTGCCGTACAAAAGACGCGATACGTTGCGGGCAACGGCGCGGCGACGGAATGGGAAACAATCAAAGTAAATATCGGAACGACCGACGACGGCAAGCCGATAACGACCGATTGTTTTTACGTCGAATGGCTTTCGTCCTACGGGGCGGCGGCTATACAACAACAGTCCGACGGCGTTATCCGCCCCGCCCGCGTGCGTATGCCGTACGTCAAAGCCGTTTACGACGCCTTGATAACAAAAGACGTCCGCATATACCTTAACGGCGTTATCGACGACGCGCACGCTTTCAAACTCGCGGCGGCAGCGGACAATTACCTTCAGCAAAACAAAATGCTCGAATTTCAAGTCAAAAAATACGAGGTTAGATAATGGACGTTAGGACGGTTATACAAAAAATCCTTGACGATACACTACTCCCCTACGGCGTATTGTCAAACCACTTGCGAAGAGTGGACGCGGATTATATCGAAAATTCCGACGTGGCAGTCAATAAGGACGAGTACGTTGTTTTTCGTGTTGTAAGCAACCGCCCGCACACTTTCGGCGACGGTGCTTGTACGCTTTCCCGCGTGTATATCGACGTCAATTACTACTACTCGTACGAAAAGACCGACCCGCGCTATACGGACGCGCAAGCACGCTTGCAAGCGGTCAAAAACGCGGTTTTGAGTAACAAACGCTTTCGACTTGCAAATGACGCAAGCGATATTGCCGATATAGACAATCCATATCGAGGACTTAACGTCGAGTTTGTTTATTTTGAGGTGGCGGACAATGGCTAAAACGAAAAACATATCGACGGGCAAAATCGCGCTCGAAGATATGCCCGACGCATTGACGGAAATTTTGACGGACTTTCAACGCTCGTCGTTCGACGTAAGACAAAACGCCGTACAAGCGGGCGCGGAAGTTTTCAAATCAGCCGTTGAACAAGCAACCCCGCGCGATACGGGCGGAATGGCGGACTCTTGGGAAATCAAAACAAAATACAAAGATCGCCGATACGTCGGCAACACAAAGACGGTAAACGGCGGCGGTAAAGAAAATATACCGCTTTCAAACGTGTTGGAATACGCCGAAAAATCGCCGCACGCGGGCTTTATTCGTCGGTGCTTTGATAGTACCGAGCCGCAAGTCTTTGACGCAATCAAAAAAACTATCCAAAACGGAGGATCTAACAATGGCAAATAAAAAAACTCTTGTACGTTTCAACGTGCAAAACGTGAAGTACGCAGTACCCACCGCGCAAGGCTCTTTCGGGGCGTTTCAAGATATGGGAACGTCAATGAAACTTGCGCTTGAAAACGACTCGTCCGTAAAGAAGATTTACGGCGACGGACGCCGTATCGTCCATATCGTAAACGAAAAAGGCAAGACGGCGACGCTTACTCAAAACAACGTTTGCGACGCGTACGAAATCGCAATGGGTCGCAAAATCAAGACGAAACAAGGGCTTGCAGATATTAAGCAAGTCAAAAATATTTCGCACGTTATTTACTTTGAAACGTGCGGCATTGACGAGGACGGCGCAACCGTGCTTGCAAAAACTATGCTTTACGGCGTAACGTCCACCCGCCCCGCCGAGTCTTTCGACCAAACTACCGACGATATTAACGAGTCGTCTTTCGACACCGCACTCGAAATCGGCGGTACTCCGCTTTTGGCGGCAAACGGTCAAAAGTATCTCGACGACAAGGGCAACGAAGTTATTGTTTGGCAAATGACCGTTACCCCCGACGATACCGATTTCGATACGTTCGGCGAAGAAGTCGTTTTGCCGACTATGGCGGAATAAAAGCGCGGAGGGCTTGAAAAGTGATAAAAACGAAATTACCCTTACTTGAAAAAGAAATTGACGGCGACGGAAAACTCGTCGTCAATAAAAGCGAAATTGAAATCGGTATTGATACGTCGTTGTTTGCCGAGGAACGTTGGGAGTCTAACTTTCCCGCGCAAGCAAAAACGGAAACACTCTTTGCCTACGTTGAACGTATCGGCAAAGCGGGGCTTGCCGATAGCAAAGCGCACATTTTGTCAAATCTAAAAGCCCTCTATTGCTTTATAGACAGCGACAAACTCCCCGATTACAAGTCGTTTTTGAAGTTGTTTGATTTGGCGGACGGCGAGTATCTTACCGCCCTTACCGACAAAATCAAATACGTTTTTGAAATTGCACTTCAAGGGGCAACGGCAAACTCAAAAAACTTGTAACGCACGGCGAGGAATTTATGCGGTTGTTGGCGATTTACAAACGGCTTGAACCGTCCGCCGACAACCAAAATAAAACCCTACCCGTGCCGCGATACATAACGATAATGCAAAAGTGCGTCGAACACAAAATACAAGACGTGTTTATACGCAACTCACATTTTAACGACCTTTACGTTTTGATTATGTCGATTGATATTGCGAACTTAAAGCAAATGATCCGACAAATGCGGGCGGCGAAGGCAAAAGAAACAAATACTACCGTGCGCGACGTATCACAAAGCGACGCGGTCAAATTCTTAAAAGGAGGCTCGGCAAATGGCGGAAAGTATTAGAGGCTTAACCGTTGAAATCAGCGCGGACGCGTCGTCTTTCAACAAAGAAATGTCGTCTATGCGGAAAGCGGCGCAACAGTCGCAAACCGAATTAAACGCATTGCAAAAGAGCCTCGAACTCGAATTTGACTCGGATAAATTCGCCCGCGCGCAAAAGGTGGCACAAAACGCGATAGACCAAACGGCGGCAAATGCGGACGCATTGCGTCGCCGTTTAGACTATTTGGAAAACGCGGGAAATATTGACACCGATCAATATCGCAAACTTAAAGCGGAACTCGCGAAAACCGAACTACAAGCGCAACAACTCGAAAAACAACTTGAAAAAATCAATCAAATCAAGTTTGACGCGATTTCGTCGCGCGTAACAAAAGTCGGCGACGCTATATCGAACGTCGGAAAAAGCCTTGCTCCGTTTTCGGCGGCGGCACTTGCCGCGGGAACGGCGGCGGCAACACTCGGCATAAAAACAGCGGCTACGGGAGCGGAACTTGACGATTTGTCTTTGCGGCTCGGTATTTCCGCCGAAAAAATACAAGAATATCAATACGTTACGGCGCAAGCGGGCGTTGAGTGGGATACGTTCGAGAAGGCACTCATAAAAGCCCGTGCGGCGATTGTCGATTTATCGGCGGGAACAATCAACAACGCGTCAAAAGCCTTGCAATCGCTCGGCTTACGCGTGGAAGATTTCGACAGCAAAGAGGCAATGTTTGACGGCATTATCGACGCTCTTTCAAATATGGAAGATAAAACGTTGCAAACGGCTTACGCAAACGAAATTTTCGGCGATAACATCGCAAATCAAATGTTGCCGTACCTTAACGCGGGAACGGACGCGATCAATCAATTCAAGTCGGAATTTGAAACAATCGGCGCACTTTCAAACGAACAAGTCGCCGCTCTTGCAAAACTTGACGACACGATTTATTTGTTGAAAGAGTCCTTAAAAAACGTATGCTTGCAAATCGGCGCGTCTTTCGCTCCGCTATTGCAACGCGTCGCCGAAATAATCAATACGTCGCTTATTCCGAAATTGCAAAAACTCGCCGAATGGTTTAACTCCCTTACGATAGAACAACAAGCGTTTGCGGCAAAAATGTTGCTCGTGGTGGCGGCTCTTGCCCCACTCGCGCTCGGTATCGGTAAAGTGGTATCGGCTATCGGCGGCGTTATAAAACTTATCCCCGCATTGCAAGCGGGTTTGTCCGCGCTTGCGGCTAACCCGATTATACTCATTATCGCGGTTATTGCGGCAATTTTGTTGTTGCTTTACACGCGGTGCGAGGCGTTCCGCGACTCGATAAACAACCTTGTATCCACACTCGGCGAGGCATTGCAACCCGCGCTCGACGCAGTAATGCAAGTGCTTGATTTGGTAATGCAAGTTTTGCAACCGATAATCGACCTTGTCGGCGGCGTGCTTGCGGTGGCGATAAACATTATATCCGAGGCGTTGCAACCCGTTATCGGCATTATACAAGCGATATTCGATATTATTTCGCCGTTGCTTGATATGCTTATGTCGGTCGTCGAAATGATATTGACGCCGATACAAGTTGCAATACAAGCGTTATTCGGCATTTTACAACCGCTTTTGTCGGTCGCCCTTATCCCCTTAAAAGTCGTTTTGCAAGCCTTGCAAGTGCCTTTGCAAATGCTCGGCACGTTGCTCGGTTGGCTTGCTCCGATATTTAAGATTTTCGGCAACGTCGTTACAAAGATTTTTAGCGGCGTTGTAAAGATTATCAATATCGTTGTAGGTGTTGTCGAGGACGCCGTAAACTTCGTTATCGGCATAATTAACAAACTTATTGACGGCGTCAATTCGTCTTTGGGTTGGCTCGGTGTGCATATCGACCGTATCGCGGAAGTAAAACTCCGCATTGATACGTCGGAAATCAAGGATATGGACGACGTCAACGCTATTATTGACAGTACCGCCCCGACGCAACCGAAAGACAACGGCGGCACGGTTTACGACAACGGCAACGGCACGGGAACGTCGGGCGATATTTACAACTACGACAACAGCACGAAAAACACAACGCAAAATATTACGGTTACGATACAAAACTACGCGGCGGAAGTCGATACCGATAAACTCGTCCGTGAAATCAATATGAAACTTGCGGAGGCTATGTAATGAGGCGGTTTATTCTACACACCTACGACAAATCAAATTCGTTTGACTTGAACGGCGAAACCGCGCTTGCCGCCGAGCCGCAAGGACTCGGCAACAACTTTTCGTTGTCTTACAAGGAAAGCGAAAAAGGCAAACACCTTACAAACGTTACGCCCGAATTTGACCCGATAACCCTTTCGATTTATTTCAACGCGGACGGATCGAACGGATACAGCAATTACAAAGCATTACTTCGTTTTCTCGCGGAGTGCGGCACGTCGATATTTTTGTTTGAGTATGACGACGGCATTACCGATAAATATTGCGACGTTGTTTTGAAAAGTGCGCCGAAATCGGAAATAAACGAAGAAGGTTTATTTGTCGAAACGTTTTCTTTTGAACGTCAAACATATTGGTATGAACGCGTCGAGGAGTCTTTTGCTTTGAAATCGACCCGCGCCGAAGATACAAAATTCCCGCTCGGTTTTCCGTTCGGATTTGCGGGGCGCGTGTTTAAGTCAAAGTACAAAATCACAAACTCGTTTTTTGTTGACGCACCTATCACAATACGCATTACGGGCGCGATAGCGAACAATATACGTCTTTACTTACAATCTCTTGACGGTAAGACAATCGAAGAAATCGCGCTTTCCACAAACAACGCCGACGGCACGGAAATTTTAATCGAGCCGACGACAAAAAAAATCACGGTTACGACGGACGGTGTATCGACAAACGGTTACGGTTTGACCGACAAAACGAAACAATCGTTTTTATACTTGCCGCAAGGCGAATATTTTATCGGCGCAAATATGACCGCGGACGACGACGGCGCAATCGAAGTATCAATCAAACGTTATTTATTCGACTAAAAGGAGGCGGCGGGCGTGTATATCGCAATATACGACGAAAACAAAAAGCATATTACGAACGTTGACAACGCGACGTACGATTTAACGACCCGCGTTTACGACAACGACTCGTTTTCCGCCGAGGGCGTTTGCAACGTTGATATAAACGACGCAAAAATCGCCGTGCTTAACGACGACCGCGGAAATTACGAG